GGGTCTGATATGCGATTATGGCCGCTTTTTTCTTAGCGACGAATTCAGCCGGCGCATTCCAATCGGAACCCGGCTCTTTGTATGCTGTGAGTTCTTCCGGCGTAAAGCCGAACTCGGCGAACTGATCGGCGGGAAGGAGAGCGCACCCGCCCTCCATCGCCTCAACCGCCAGTTGCTCATCAAGCTCGATACTCTGACCGAATTGATCCAGCCTCGTAGTACCGATGTAGCTTCCGCCACCGATATAGCGATATTGCAGCATTACTCTCCCTTCTCTGTTTTGAATGGTTATGACACTGTCTGCCAGTGGCAATGGAATGTGTCAGGCGTCTACGAATAGGCTGAGACTGGCAACAAAACCTTGCTGCCAATTCTCGGCACCGGTCGCGATGGGTGATCGTTGAAAAGAACTATCTCCGTTGAACGAAACAGAGCCGTTCCAGACTGATTGACGATGGAACAAATTGATGAATAGGTGTTCGATCAGATCTCCACGTAGCTCTGTGTTTTCAAGCCGAGAGGATTTCCACGAAATAACTACGCTCAAGGTCGCCAAAGTATCAGCGGTGTACAAAAGACCGCGCGTCCGATTCTCGTTCTGGTTTGATGAACTAGGGCTGTACAACGTGATGAATGGAAACCGGATTCCATCCTCTGTAACCAGATCCTCTATAGGGACTGAGGTCTCCCTGAACTGCGCCGGATTAGAGAAGTCAATCGGCTGCCACAAAGAATCAGTGGGTGAGAGCCCCTCCCAATCCGAATCGGAAGATAGGGCTGCAATCTGTGCATTCCATCCGTAGGTATCGTCTTTTAGGATCGATAGAATCTTGTCGCGCACCATGCGCCCGGTGGAGTTAATACTCATAGCCGATTCAGCCTTTCGGTTGCCCTCTGCAACAGGAGATCGTTCATAAACTGGATGTCTTCGTTCGACGCATCAAAGAACCGGCGCTTAGGCAATCCCCGGCGTGTTCCTTCGTTGTGACCCTCAGCGCGATCCGCCGCGTCGCCGTAAATCCCCAACGTGAGCCAGCCAGCAACGCTTGTCGTCACCGTGATCGCTTGAAGCATGTGCGGAGCACGCGGCCCTCTCAGATCGACCGTAGACCGTCCCAGGTGCGATTTAAATGCGGCGTAGCTCGGGAACTTAATTCCGATACCCGTTCGCTTCGTTCCGTCTGTAGACGCCCGCAATTTGAGCTTGCTGAACATCCGCACCGCTGCGTTCTTCGCACTCGTTTCAAGTACCTGAAATTTTGCAATGCGTTCCTGTCGGCCACGGAGCGCCGGATTGAGCGAAGCAGTTCGCGCCGCGGAACGTTGTCTGCTGCCATCTGGATACCAGTAGTACGGGCGCTTGGTTGAGTACGGAGTGAAGGGCTTACCCTGATAGTCAACTCCCATTTCCGTTCGCTTCAGGATTCGATTCTTGAGCGCGTTCCCGGCATATAACAGATCTTCTTGAGTTGGCTCCAGACCCTCGATCACAGAGAGGATGTACCGCTCAGGGTCGAGCGAGCTTCCGGCGACCTTTAGGGGCATTGCGATCCTCCGGGATAAACAGAATCCATTGATGGCGGCAGTTATAGCCGCCGCCCGTATAGAACGGCTGCGGAGGTTGCGATTTCCCGCGCTCAGGATCGTCTACCAGCGCATCGATCTGCTGCCGGGTCCATGTCTTACCGGAACGCGATCGGCTGGCGATCTTAGCGCACCAGGGGCGCGTGAGCTTATCCACCGGACCTTCGTAGGAGTACCGTAATTGAAGCTCCGCGTTCTCCTGTTGAATCTTCTCGAACCCTCTGGCGTGTATGGTCCGGTAATAGGTAGAAACTGCTGTAGAGGCAACCGTGCGTGTCTCTGCGACTGATCGATTGAAGGTCTTCTGCAGTAGGTCTGTCAGATCACCGAAGCGCAACCCGCCCACAGCAAACAGAGCTTGCCGCATCGCGTTCTCAGCAGCAATCGAAACCGCACCCTCTAACACGTCTACCGTTGCGATCTTGATCCCCTGGAAGGCTTGAATATCTGCCTTCATCCACTTTGGGAATGAAATCGGTGTCTTCCGGTTCTCGTTTATGAGCCGCAGTACATCGACAAACGATGCACCCTCTGTTCCCATTTCTGCAACCAATCGAGCATTGGCTACTTCGAATCCGGAATCGTTCATCCACTCCAGAAACAGGCTATTCAGTTTCCGCAGTACCGCCCGGTTTGCTGCTGTTGGAAGAACCGTTCCGGCCGAGTCCCGCTGGAGCCGGTTCAACAAATACTCGACGGCTCTCGCGCTTGCGTTGGCGACTACGCGCAAAACGTCTCTCTCGTAGGCGTCCGTCAGAGACAGGATGTTGCGGTCCTGTGCGGCGATAATTCGGTCCAGTCGTTGACGGAAAGTCATTGTTTCTCACGGCTTAAACCCGGTTGAGGAATTCCATCGGGAGTACGCTTGCATCCGGCTTCTGACCCAATCCGGCTTTAATGCCGGAATACGCGGGATCACCGGTCAAGGTATAAGTGGAGGTCGCAATTGCAATCGGGGAAGAGGTTTGCCGGTAGAAGGCTTTGAGGCTTGATGCCGGGGCACAATACACATGCCAGCCGGTAGGAACAGATCTCGCATACCAAACACCATCAATCTTCACTTGGCCGGCTGGATGGCTTAACGTTGAGATCGATACCGTGATTGCCTTACCCGCTGCCACGTCGATAAGAACCGGCTCAGACGGTGCACTCTCCACATCACCACTCACATATGAGATCTGAATCCAAACCTGCCCGCCCACTGTTCCGGGTGCATTCGAGACAGATAAGTTCGTCGCATCCCAATAGCCAGACTCCTCATACTTTGCCGCTGGCCGCGTGAGCGGAATAGCGACGACAGGCACACCGTTCTGTTGAATCCATCGCAGACACCGCTTCACTTCGGTTTCAGCCATGTTCATGCGAGTCTGATAGGTGTCGTTGATCTTTCGGGAGTGCGCCGAACGGTACAACTCGAATAACGTCTGATAGGCAAGGATCTGTTCAAGAGTGCGCCACCCCTTCTCATTGCCATAGTTGATGACGACGGAAGCCATGTCGATGCGAGGCGAGGCCACATCGCGAGATCCGCCTACGTTCATCACGGAAGCAATATGGTTGGCTGATAATCCAGGCCCGCCACCCAATGAAGCGTTGACGAAACCCTGAAACTTAGACTGAAGCATCGAAACCACGCGCGAGTGAGCAAGCGGAATGATGTGATCGAAAAGGTTGATCCCCTCTTGTGCCGCCACACTCGATGCGTCGGAATCTGCCCGTTCAATATCCAGACCATCAATACAATCTCCATCTGTCAGCAACATTTGCGGATCTCCCTGTTATGAACAGTCAGAGGCCGGTGCCTCCCAATGAACACCGGCCCTGTATCAAACCCTAGCTTTCGAGCCAGGATTCGAACTTGATCGAACCCGCCGTATCAAGGGCGACGAGTTCCCACCGGACAACGGCAGACGCCGTACCGATGCGCAGATTCGGAAAGTCGCGCTTCGTGAACGTGAAGCGCTGCGGAGCCGCTGTCTTGATTTCACCGGACAAGTGCTGAACGATGGCGGGAACCTCAGCCGTGAACGCATTCACAGAATCAGCCAACACGAGCCGGGCCTTCTTGCCTGCGGTCAATGAGTGAACGAGAAGGACGATTTGCCAGTCGCCCGTGAAGCTGCTGACATCCGTGGACGTGCCGTTGAAAGCCACGTCCGTAGCGGCCTTGGTAACAGCCGCCTGCAAAGCGGTAATAGTCATTTAAGGAGTCTCCTGAAGGTGTCAACGCCAGAGAGAATTACTTACTGGCGGCTTTCCCCTTTCCCGATTCGGATTGCTGCTGAATCAGCAAAGCCGTGATCTCGGGCGGAAGGGATAGTTGAGGATTGGAGCGGCGAATCTGTTCGGCCTGAAGACGGCGCGATTCAGTTTCCTGCTCGCTCAGGAAGGTTTCGAGTTCTTGCTTGGTTGCTTCCCGATGCGTGTTCTCTACGAGAGCCTTCGCCGCAATGGGAACGGTAGTTTGGATGATCTTCCGTCCCGCGAACTGATACAGATACACAACTCCATCGGAGTTCTTTGCTGCGAGTTCTTCTTTGCGGCGGCGGATCGTGAGCCAATAATCTTGCATTGGTATGTTCATCGGGAATCCTTTTCGATTGGTTGTGGGGGCTGGTTCTCAGCCCCCTAAATAGTCAGTGTGTTGGTAGGGCTTAGCCGTTCGAGAGAACGTCAACGCCCCATTCCTTGCGCACCACGGAAGCACCGTAGAGCACATCGGCGGTGAACTGCTGAGCCAGAGTGCTGGCGTTGTAGCTCAGCAACAGGCGCATACCGAAGTTGCCCATTTCGGCATAGGTAGCGATAGCACCAGTGCCAGGGAGAGGCGACGGAAGGCGGCGAATTGCCATTGCCATCGTATCCCGGCAGATCGCAACACCGTGATACACGCTGGACACATACGGAGCCAACTGCGAGCGAGCGACCGAGAAGCCCTTCAGCTTCGGAAGAGAGCCTTCCAGGATGGCCTGGGCCGTGCCGATGGTCTGGTTCTCGCTGAAACGAGCGATGTTGCGGGCGGTCGCATACGGAGTGGGATGCAGAATGAGATACTTCGGCATCGTGGCGGGGCACTTGTTGGTGAACAACTTGGTTTCCGCCGTGTCAACAGCCGATTCCGACAGCGCCGCATTCGTCGCACCAGACGTTTCCTGAAAGTTGACGTACAGGCTGAAGAGATCGCTTTCGATCTTCTCGGCGAGAGCGATCATCGCGCTTTGCGCATACAGATCGATCAGGTTGATGTTGGTGAGGACGCGGGTCACGTCGGGAATCACGAACGAAGATTCGACGTGAGAATTGAGGGTGACCTGCGCGTTACCGAGAGACACAGCCTGAGCCGTGACGGTGCCGGTTTCCGCGATGTTGTTTGCGGCCATCGGAGGAGCAATCGGAACGTTGACAACATTACCGACAGAGAACTCCGTACCTTCATAGTCGCGGTTAACGATGTTGCCCATGACGAGGTTGGAAACCAACGCCGGGAGCACACGAGACGCCACCAGCTTTACGACAGCCAGGGCAATATTTTCAGATACAATCGTAGCCACTTATGGCCTCCTGAATGATGTGTTCGAACTAAAGAAATCCGGTTACGACTGAGCGCGCATGGCGGCGAGAATTTCGTTCGCCACTTGCTGTTGAGCATCCGCAGCCATACCGGGCTTGATGTCCTCTACGTGGATTCGGCCTTTGCTTGCCGGTGGTTGACCGCCGCGTGCTCCGCTTCCGCCCTTATCGGACGCTGCGAAATACGCAGGCTTCTGATCGGCAATGGCTTTCAGCGCCTTATCGAGCGGGAGATCATTCATCACGATTGCCCCGTCGTCTGTGCGCTGAATCTGCGGGAAGTACTTGGCAGAGAAGGCATCGCGCAACTCTTCGTCACGGAATGCCGGAAGCGATTGCAGAGCCGCTGAGAAAGCCGCTCTGCGTTCGGCCATGTCAGCCTTGGCATCCGCATCTTTCTTTTCAGTAGCCATGCGATCAACAGTCTTCATGGCCGTTTCGAGCTTCTTGGTGATATCCAACAGTTTGGCGTTGGTTTCAGGATCGACTTTGGTTTTCCCGCCGTCGTCATTGTTACCACCGCCACCGTTATTGCTTCCGTCACCACTGCCTGCCAGTTTCGAAAGTGCTTCTTCAATAGTCGTTAGCTTGGAGCCAAACGACTTCTCGAAATCCTTCCGCGTCCCGGCGATAGCACCATTGACGATCTTGTTGACCATCGCTTCAATGGCCTTAGCATCTAATACTTCAGGGTTACCGTTTCCGGTACCACCACCACCGTTGTTGCCACTGCCATCATCCACATTGCAGTACAACGAATGATCGTCAATTAGCCGACCGTTCCGAAATAGAAAAAACATCAGTAATCCTCTCGTTGTGAGACTCCCGCGATTTAACCGGCGCGGCCCCGATCCCCGATCAATCCCGCGTTACTACCCGGCGCGGCTCCGTTTCTTGGCGACGAACCCAAACCGGAACGCACCACGGGTACACGCGCAAGCGGGGGATATGCTGCGCGGTTTAGTGGTGCGTTATATGTCCGGTGTGGTTCAGGTAGAATCGCCGGTCAATGCGGACGTACCTGCTTCAACAAGAATCCGTTTGAGGAAGATGGATTCCAATCAAAACGCCCGCATTCTAGATACCGACGATTCCGCGATTGGTTGGACCCGCCGCCAAGCGAACGCCCAACCGTCGCGAAACTTTGTTACTGCTGCATCATGGCCGGAACGCCAGCTTGCACGATGCGCTTGAGACGTTGCTCCTGTTGCTGCTGCTCAAGCTCTTGCTTCGTGGGAGACGCATCAATCTCCTGTTCGATCTGCTCGACAATTCGTTTGTCGAGATCCGGCAAGCCCTTGCGAACTGCACGCTTGGAAAGCTCTCGGTCGAGAGTTTCTGAGGGGATACCCATCGAGCGGAGATCCGTGATGGTTTCGAGTTCGAGAGCAGAATCCGTATCCTCGAAGTCGAATGCCGAAATTTCAATATCGGCATCATCACCCATGAGCTTCATGGCGTTTGAAAGAACAGCCCTCATTCCTGCCAGCAACGTTTTTCCAATTGCCTGAGCTACCTCATAGCTCGGCGTCATATCAGCTTCCTTACTGATACCGCTTTGCGCCGCTGGTGTAGCGGATGTTGAACGCGACTGAGCAAGTAAGTACATCTGCCGGAACACGTCGCTCTTGAGTTCTTCGATGCGCGACTGTAGAGCGGCGAACGAAGCGCCGGACTGTTCGAGATAGCTTGCTGTAGATCCCGGCTTGAGTTGCAGCCAGCCAAGTTCAGAGGCCGTGTTGTTCTCCAATTCACCGTTGAGAACGAGAATGGCAAGGGCCGTATTGAACAACCCCCAATCGAGTGAATTGGATAGATTGAAGTGCTTCTTGGCTGACAGATAGCAGCGATGCCCGAGCCAATGGCCGTCACTCAATTGCACCCGGTAAACCGGCACAACACCCTCACTGGCTAGTGCGTGCTCTCCCGCGTCCACGAGCGTTGCATCCGCCGCATTCTTGTCCTGACCATCGTCCTGGAACCTGCGGTAGTGAGCAAAGTTCGTCTGATCGTAGTAAAGCCAGTTGTCGGCCTTCTGGCGCTTCGGTGGAAATACGTCCGGCTGTTCCTCATCAGAGATAAACCGGATCACCACCCACAGCAGATTACCGTTTCCGTCTTCACCCCAGTTGATGACAGACCGCGGATCGTAGCGCACCACAAACGGCCGCATTTTTTGAAGCTCATCGGCTCGCGTTTGGATCGTTTCATCCCGCTTCGGAAGATCCTGGAGAATATAGGCTCGACCGTATAGTACAGCATCCACGAGCACTTGCCGCCAGATCTGTTCGTAGCTGCTGCCGCCCCGATCGCAGTTCTCAATGAACTCGGTGAACCGCTCCTGAGCCGGTCCCTCGATTGCTACATCACCGTTGACGATACGCCGGATCTGCACCTCATCTTTGAACATTGCGCCTTCGTACCAGCCGATGCCTTGTCCAATGATCGATGTATCCGAGACGGCTTCTACTCGGCATTGAAACATGGCTTGCGGCTCTTTGATGCGCTTTGCGAGTAGTTCCCCGGCGTGCTGTTGGATAGCATACCCGGATTGATACATCCACGAAAGCTCATCCCAAATGCGATGAAACCGGGCATGTAAGGCGTGGCACCGCTCTAAGTCTTCAACTCGCACTGTTCCGGGGAAATTCATTTAGTCTGTTCCTCTCGAATTACGATGTAAAGGTCTCGGACTATCCGGCACGATACATGGCCGCTGCGATAATTGCGCCCTGAGTTCTGCAATCTCGCTATGGACACTCTCGATGGCAACCACAACTCGATTATTGGATTCATTCATCTGCTGGATAGCAGCCGTGGACTCACGGGCAATTTCCTGAATTGCTGCCGATAACTCCTTATTGCTTTGCTGCTGGCCTGTCAGCATCGCCGCCGTGAACTCGTTGTTCTTCTGCGAGTTTCGCCAGAGTGCAACACAGGCTGCTATCAGAATGCCCGTGGTGGGGATTTGTGAGTAACTTTGAATTAAGCTCGGCACAGAGTCTTGCAAGCTCATTTACCTCTTTCTGGAAACCGACCAATCTAGGTTCAAGTTCAGTGAATCCGTTATTTTGGGCTTGAACTGTTAGCACCCGGATCAGTTCTTTTAAAATATTCCGCTGCTCTAAATCCTCATTGCGAAGAAACTCACCAAGCCTGCGAGCTAAACGGATCTGTTCACGCACCAAGCAACACAACACCAGTACGACAGCTACCAATGCCAAAATCACCCAAGTCAAATTTCACTGCTTTCAGGCTCCCTTATGCAGGTTTTACAAACGGCCTCCGGTACAACAAAGTTACCGAAGAGTCCCCAGGTGATCCGGGAACAAACCGGCCGAGATGAGCCTTTCGAATTTGTCTACGCGATCCCTTCCTTTTTTTCGGACAAGAGGCAACGTGTTGTCTTAGCTCATCGAACGCGATCATTTCGTAACAGAACTTGCAATGTTTCCGGGCACCCAGTTTCCCGAATGTTCGATTGCAGGCTCGACACAGCCAGCGCTTGTGCTTTCTGCTTTGCATGATCACACGCGTACGCCCTGGACAACGCGGGCACGGTGGATTCAATTCCGGCGCATGAGGACGTGATCTGCCGCCTTCTGTCCGGCGAGCCTCACAGTACTTACACTGCCACACACGTTTTCCGTATGGATCAAACCCGTGCTTAACCCATGCGTTGTAGCGGCATTTCACGCACTTGACCCGACCTTGCTCAAAATCTTCGCCCGTTGTCATCGCAACTCTGTACTGATCGGATTAGCTTTACCGTCCCACTTCGCCATGAGTAACCGTGAGGCACATGCACCCGGAGTGAGTGAGATCAATCCGTCCGTTGCAATCCAAACGCCAGGGAGAACAGCCTCCGCTTGCTGTACTCGCCCGTGTGCTAACTGACTGACGATCATCACCACCGGCCCGACCAGCTTTCCCCATTGCGGTACATCGTTGATGGCGGCTGTAGCGGCTGATGCCAACGGAGCCGTTGCTCCGATAACCTGCGAAAGCTTTACCGGCCATGTAGACCGCTGTCTCATTGCCGTTACGCGAACAAGATCAGGATCAATGATTGAAAGGCCGGAAGTCTCTGCTGATTGAATGATGCGCCCGCCAGGGACGTTTACAGGGGCGGTTCCGTAATTGCACGCGGTCGCCTTATAGATGGCGACATGACCGCGCCGGTCGATTACAGCCTGTAGCGAATCGACCGGCTGATGGGAGAACGTCAGAAGTACTTGGGCAAATAACAGAACGGCCATCATAGGCCACCTCGATTCCTACTGCTGCACCCAGGCCAAGTACTGAAAGATTCCGCCGATGTTCGTGAGCTTATAGACAGCACCACTAGGACCGGTCCATGTGTCACCGATTTTGTAGCCCTTTGAATTACTCTTAAACCGGCCCGGTTGATTTGGCAGTGGAACCCCTACCGGAGAGTCCTTCGCTTCCCAATCTTTTGCAGGCTCCGCAGGCTTCGGCGGCGAGTAAGACAAGTGACCAAGAGCCTGGGCATCACGCCCTAAGCCAAGCTCGAAGTTGAGCCACACGAGTACGTGTGTCGGCCCCCACGACTGAACGCCGATGGAGCCGACATCAACGCACGATGTGACATCTTTTGTCCAGCAGGCAATGCCAAACCTAACGCCAACCGGCGAGGCTGTTGGATCAAGCGTACCGGCCAGAGTCACTACCAATTCACGATTCTGGAGAGCAAAGACACTCGGTTGCCCAAGTTCAAGAGTCTCACTGATCCATGCGAGCCGTGCTTGAAAATCCTCACTATCGGTATCAACCGTGATCACCCGCTCATCTGCCGGGTTGCCGGTGTTTCCAGAGATTCGATAGTCGTATTTGGTTGCCTGCAAAGAGCAAATGCTCAACAGGCACACCAGTAGCATTCGAGAAATGAACTGCATTGAAATTATCCTTTTTGGAATTGATCTATGACACTGGCAGACAGTGTCAGTTGATTGTCTGTTGGGTAAAACTATTCGGCAGGAACCAGAGCCGACGTGAGAAGTTGAATCTCTGCCGCACCCGCCGCAATTGCCGCTTCCTGCGCTTGCTGCTTCACCGTTTGAAGCTCCGGTGGAACGATCCCTTCGTATTCGTCTTTCATGCGGTTGTAGACGCGAAGCAAAAGCCCCTCATGTTGAATGACCGGTCCGGTCTCGCTCATTCTGATGATGCCCCAGTTCTCTTCGATGAACATCGGCAGGATGTCCGGCTTTCCGTCCGCATCAAGCCGGCCAACATCCACGCAGAACTGATTCATGATACGCACCCAGGCGGGCGGAATCGAGAACCCCTTCACGATGCGTTGCGGTTTTTCTGGGTCGGTACGATCCGTCCACGCAAAGGTGACATCGACGGAACCGGCCTCGGGAACGGTGAATTGCTTCTTTTCCATTCTTGCTTCCTTTCTTCCATTCGGATTTGTTTTGGCTCTCCGTTGACGAATGTCCACAAGGAGCCGTCCGTACTCTTCCAGATGCTCAGAAGATCCCCGGCTAACACCGGGCGCATTCCGCAGCAGATTACAAAGGCAACAACGAGTAGGACTCGAATCATTTCAAGCCCGCATCCTCCAGCATCTTGCGCACCTGCTGGACGTACTGATCTGCTACGGTTGTGGCGTCGAACTCCGCTCGCGCAGCCGCGGCCTTCGCCTCTGTGATAGCAGCAGCCGCAGCCGCAGCCGCATCGTCTG